CTGACCGATTTTGCTGGTTTCTTTTTGGAACTGTGCAAATCGTTTTTCAGCGAGTTTCACACCACGGTCATCAAAACCTGTGACTATTGGAATGTTGATTGCCATTAGCGCATTTCTCTCAATTGTTTGTTTACGGCACGCAAAATTTTGTCTACCAGTTCACGTATTTCATGTTGGATGTCGGGTCCTGCTTGCTCGTAGGCACGCCACATAGCACGTGACGGTTGCCCATAGCGAGCATTCAGGTTTTGCAACATTTGCGCACCCTGTTTGGTTTGATAATCGTGCGTCATGTCGAATGCCACCGCTGGCGCATAGCCCCACCGGACACCCATCACGGTTGCGTTAGCAATGTAGGAACGGCTACGGCCAATCACACGCCGTGGGCGTTTGCCCGACAGAAACGGTTTGATGTATTTCGCAGCGTCTTTTTCCCACGGAAACACAGGTAAACCGTAATTTCCTCGTCCGCCTCTAGGGGTCCAACTACGGTTCCAGCCTGACATGGGCGCACGTGCAGGGATCAAATACTGTGCTTCCCACACGAGCGGGAAAACGATGGTTTTGTATTCCACAGTCAAACGGCGGCGGTAGGTCTTGTCAATTTCGTTCAGCGTTCGCAACGCCTCCTGAACTCCGTCAGCCTTTAGCGGTTGAAATGCCACCGTCATCGTTTGTTTCTTTCCTGTAGAACATGCATCACCGTAGTCAGGTCTTGCACATCAAATTCTACATTTGGCGGAAACCACCCTGTTGCAACTAACTGAACTGCTAGTGCGTATCTGAGTGTTCCGCTGCGGTAGGGCGGGCGGGTTCGTTCTCCACAACCTCTAACGTGCGGACCTGGCGCAACCAGTCATCAAACACAACTGGAACCACTAGGCCGTTGGCTTTTGCGGATTCATACGCCAAAAACGCAAGGTCCTCCATGCCGATACCTGCGGCAAGTTGGGATGCTTTTGCTTTGTATTTGCGTTCCCATTGGGTAATTACCCACAGGTTAGTTGTGACGGTGAATTCACCATCACCTGCGTCCACTTTGAGTGTTAGTTGCATGTTTCCCTCTTTCGTTGGTTATGGGTTCGTGGTGTCCTCGGAGTACACACCGCCACGGAACGTGATGTCAATGGACGAAATCTCACCTAATGATGCCTGCATGACAGGTAGCGATTCGAGATAGGACCCTGTGAGAATCATGCCAGGGTTGGTGGCACTGTCCACACCTGAACCTGGTTGAACACGGACCGTGGTGCGAGTACCCACAAGGGATTTCAATGTGGCGTAAACCTCGGATGCGCCGTAGGTCATGTAGAGCGTCAAAGTCAATTCGGAATCCTCCAGCGTGGCCCCGTAGGTGCGTGCTGTTTCTCCGAACGATGTGATGTCCGCTGCCGTGATGGTGCGAGTCAAAACCGCCGATTGGCAGAATCCGGTGAGTGCGACACTGTTCACGGTCACAACTGGATTTGAGAGATAGGTGGATGTAGCCATGATTAGTCCTCCGACTTTTCTTGTTTGCTGGATTTGGGTGCAACCTTGATGAAACCACCATCGAGCAGAGCCTCAACATTGATGCCTTCCGCAGGAATGTACTCAGCACCAACGGTCCCGACTAATTCACTCACGATGATGTATTTCATGCTGCTTGCACTTTCATTCTGACTGTCACGTCATAGGCGGCTAGGTCCTGACCACCTACTGACAGGGTAATAGGTTTGCCATCAGTGACGGCGACATTTTTGACCAAAAGTTGTGCGCAAATAGCCAGCACATTCCGCAGCGCATCCAGGTTTGCGGGTCCGAGACTGATGACCTGTACAGGGAATGTCATGTCCGCAATGTTTGCGTTGTATGCCGTGAATGTTGGTGCATCAATGAACACGCATGGTGGGTTGATGTTGCGGGGGTCCGTGACAACACGCAAACCAGTGATAGTTCCCAACGATGTCGCCAAATCATCTATGGCCTCATTGAACAAATCGGTGTACGCCACTATGCGACCTGCGGACGGTTGATGCCTAGTAACTGCATCACCATTGGTGTGATACCTGTGGCAGGTGCGATACCCATGCCGTCAAATGATGCGATGGTGTTGAATGAACCACGCTGGCGAAAATAAGCGGCCCCGACCATGATCGTTCCGAGCGTGACATCTCCACCTGGCGATGTTGTCAAACTGTCCTGCCCGTAGCCCGCCTCAACACGTCTGCGATAGGCAAACGCATTTGCCGCTGCAGCGCATTGTGTTAGGAACGTTGCGTCATCAACACCTGTGAGTGTGAGTCCGAGATAGTCCTCGATTTGTCCAGCGGTGACCCATGTGCAGGTTTGTGTCCAGGTCAGCGTTCCGGTGGGAACCGCCGTGGAAAATTCCAGGTCATCGCCTGCATCGTAAAACAACACCTGATTTGGGATGGCAACAGTTTCGTTGTACATCCATTCACCAGTGGTGTTATCCACGCCGATAAATTCGTACTGTGGGCAAAACAAAACGGTGTGTGTGCCGTTTAGGTTGTGGCCTAATCCAGCAAGCGTGATGGATTGCCCTGGTTCAATAGGTGTGTCTGTGAGTGTTTGCACTACGGCATAGTCGGATAGCCGTTGGTGTGCGATAACTGTGTAAACCGCCATAGCGGTCCGCCTTTCGGACTAGGCGACTGTGATGGACTTGACCAAATCGGAATCAGCCACGAACAGGCTTGCGTAGCCGTAGTAACTGAACTCACGTCCGAGCGACAATGGAACCTCACGGCTCATCAATCCACGAATTTGCTCGTAGAACTCAATTGCTGCGCCACGTGCCACAACCATTGTGCCGTTAGCAAAATTGCGGTCCACAACAAGGTTCAATCCAAATGGGTTGAATGTGTTGGCCACGGTCACATTGGCTGTACCCATGCCATTAACACCCATCAAACCTGCTGCCCCTGCGTATGGGAACACTGGACGCTTGTCTGCGTCTAACTGACCGCCCAATTTTTTCCACACATCAGGTGAAACGAAAACGTGGTCAGGCAGGAAATTCGATGCGCTGAGAATGTCGGTGGCTGCGTCATAGATTGATTCAATCAACGATGATGGATCATTTGCGGTGACGGTCCATGTGGAACCTGATGCGGATGCACCAGCGACAAGGCCATCGGCTGCAAGGTTGTCCGATGCCAACAAGTATTGCGATGCAAGGTCACGCAGGATGATTTCCATCGCTGCGGGTGACGTAAAGTCCACATCCTGAACTGACAAGGTGACGCTGCCACTCAGGGTGGTTTTGCTAATTACGTTTGACGCAATCTGTGGCGATGTTGCGGACACTGTTCCGTTTTCGGATGCCTGTGATGCCACGCTGGTGTGTGTGGTCCATGTTGGACGGATAAAGGTTTTCTGTTCTCCGCCACCAGGAAACGCACGTGCGCCTACTGCTGCGACCACAGGTCGCACGTAGTTCAGGTCCTCAAACACAGGTCCCAACACTGGAACAGGGAGCAAACCAGGGGTGTTGCCAGTGTCGGTGAGACCACCGGAACCTGCTTGCACAAATACTGACTGGCGTGCGTTCATTGCCTCGATTGCTGCAGCATTGACACGCTGCCAGGTGTCGCCACCAATGTGGAACGCTGCAAGGTATTCACCAGCGGTGGGCATTCCGAAATTCTTTTTGACTTGTGCAGGAATTGGTGCGGTAGGCACTGCTGCCTCAACCTGTACGGATTCGTTTTCAAGTTCCACGGGTGTCTCCTCGACTGGTTCTGTGGGTTCTGTTTCTGTGTCGGGATTAGTGTCCGCTTGTGCAGCCACATCGGTGATGGTAGCACCCGCAAACGCTCCTGTGGGAACTAATGATAATTCTTGCCATTCAGCGGCGGTGATAACCATTCGTCCTTGTTTGTCCTCAGTGTATTCCAGGACGTTCACACCTACTGACACATCCATCACGCCGTCACTGGCAAGCACCAGGGCCTCATCTCCGAGTGCGGTGCGACTAATTTTCATGGATGCGAGCATGGCTTCAGGGGTGTCCACACGCTCCACTACTGCACCCACAACTTTTGTGGAATCGTGGTACATGAAAACACGGGGGTTGCGTCCATCCACGGGCAATGATCCTGGTTTGAACATCACCTCCTGTCCACCGGACACGGTTGCATAAACGTTGTAGGGGACCGCAATCGCATCGATGCGGCGTTCTCCTGTTTCGTCACCAGCCTGTGCGGTGACGGTTACCTGGTCAGTGACTAAGCGAATCACGCTAGTTCCTCCTGTGTGTTTTCCTGAACATCTACTCGTTCAGTGTCCATTGAGTATGTCTCTCCGAGATAGTCATCAGTATCGAATTCCACGTATGTTCCACGTGGCAAAACTGCATCACTGGAAAGTGTGCTTGCAATGCATTCCGCATAGATTTTGGTTCCAAACATCCACATGTCCATGCGGGCCTGCTCGGATGACTGGTACGAATAGGAACCAGTGCTGACTCCGAGTAGGTACGGCGGGCAGTTGCACAAACGTGCGATGTCCAGTGCGGAATAGTTTGCAGATTCGATTAGCAACATTTTGTCGGGTGTTGCACTGGTCGGTTCGTAGGACAGAAACTCGTTGAGTGCTGCGGTTTGGTTTGTGGCTCGTGCAGCGTTGAATGCCGCAGCAAGGTCCGCCAGTTCTTGCGCCGATAGCGGTTCACCACCAGTTTGTTTCAGGATGCCCGATGGTATGGCCGATGCCGCATTGCGAAAACGGCTGTCCTCAATTTTGAGTGCGGTAGCGATGGTTTGTTCGGACATGTAAATAACACCCTGAACAGGGCTAATGAACTGCACCAGGTTTGCGGGGTCTAATTCGCCGCCGTTGAATGAAATGGAATTTGATGGTGCAAACCACACTGGTCCTGCCTGGTCGATTGTCTCAATGGAGCCTGCTGGCAAACGTGTGAATGATGCCGGATAGCCGTCCTGGGTGCGGGATGTGATGTACCAAAATGCACGCCCAAAAAAGAACAGGTCATCGAGCGTCCACGCCATGAGTGTTTCATACGGGATGGCAGGGTCAGGACGGCGCAACCATGAACGGGGAGCGATGTACTCCTCCTCCATTTCTTTTTCCGTGTCATTCCAGCGTTCCCGATACATTTTCAAACTCATTGATGCAATCACACTGGCGTGCAAATCTCTTGCCCTTGACACCGCTGGAATCTGCATGGAACGGTTGCGTAGTTGGCCTTCCTGGTACGTGTAGTACTGGCCAATCATTGCAGGACCCAAACCAGCACTATTGGGTGAATACCCACCAGCCGCTGCTGCTTTGATTTGTGGCGGTGCAGGGCTTATCGCTGCTTTGTTCACTTTGTTGAAAAATGCCATGCGGGGTTCCTTGAAATCTGTGTAGCGGACTACCTCCCGACAAGGTAGCCCACCACTGGTGTTGAGTGTAGTTACTTTGCAATCACCATGAACGGTTTTGTATTTGTTTGCGGTTTTGATGCGAGCGCAACCGACCAGCACATAGCCCGTGCCAGTTCAATCGGCCCTGGTGATTTTTGCGATGACAAAACGATGTTTCCTCCAGCGGTCCGGACAATGACCGCCCGCTGCACCTGTTCCGCCAATAGCAAATGGCCGTGATGCGTGACCCGTCCCTCCAGCACCATCGTTTTCATCAACGGTGTGAACTTGACT